CACAGTGGAACATTGACAAGTGTGATGGTACTGGTAAGTCAGGATATCAACTACAGATCAATACCATGCAGATGATCGGATTCCAGTATACATGGTATGGTGCTGGATTCATTGACTGGATGTTCAGAGGTCCATCAGGTAACTTCGTATTCGCACACAGACTTAAGAACAACAACAGGAACAGAGAAGCGTTCATGCGTTCAGGTAACTTACCTGTTAGGTACGAGGTTCTGAATGAAGGACCAAGATCTAAGTTGACAACTCCTGTTCAAGCTGGTGACACTGAATATATGTCAGTTAAGGATGTAACTCTATTCCCAGAAACAGGTGTTGTATATGTTGGTAACGAATTGATTCGTTATTCTTCTAGAAACACAGCACTTAATAGATTGGTTGGTCTTACAAGAACAGCAAACTTGAACAACTATACTGCTGGAGCAAACAGAACATACACTGCTGGACCAGCATCTGACTATGCTAAGAACGAGGGTGTGATTCTACTCACCACTACTGCAACACCACAGATTAACCACTGGGGTTCTGCATATCTAACAGACGGTGGCTTCGATGAAGATAGAGGATACCTCTTCAACTATCAGGAATCTGAGATTGAGATCTCAGTCACACCGTATACGGTCTTCCTAATCCGTCTATCACCTAGTGTGTCTAACGCACTGACTGGTGACTTGGGTGAGAGAGAACTAATCAACAGAGCACAGTTGCTACTGAAGAGTGTAGAAATTACTACACAGGGTGGTAGTTCTTCTCAGGGAGTTATCGTTGAAGGAATTCTAAACCCGATTAACTATCCATCAAACCCTGTTGACATTACTTGGGGTGGTTTGAATACATCTGGTGAAGGTGGACAACCATCATTTGCTCAGATTGCATCTGGATCTAGTGCTAACTGGAGTGCTGGTGGTGCTAACATTACTGCTGTTAACAGAACTACTAGAAACTTCTGGACTAGGTACGTTAGATTCGACAAGGCTGACGTTCAAGGAGTTCAGGTAGGTATGCAGGTGACTGGTGGATCACTACCTGGTGGTTCTACGGTATCAAGAATACAGAATGTTAATAGTACTCAAGTCTGGATTGTCATGTCTCAGAACACGTATCAGGGATCTGCTGGTAGTACAACATATACATTCATTGTTCCTCCATATGCTCAGCCAGGCGAACGAATCTTCTCATTCGTGGCAGCACCAGGACAAAGGGATGGTATTGACTTGACCGAACTTAAAGAGTTAACTAATACTCCTATCGGTGGTCGAGGTACATTCCCGAATGGACCTGACGTTCTGGCGATCAACGTTTACTGTACATCAGGTAACGCATTCAACAGCACGATCAACCTCAGATGGGGTGAAGCACAAGCATAGGAGGTCACATGGCACAACCAGCTAGTAGAACACAATTAGCAGATTACTGCAAAAGACAATTAGGTGCTCCTGTACTTGAAGTCAATGTTGATGATGATCAAGTAAGTGATGCTATCGATGACGCTCTCCAATATTACAGGGAGCGTCATTATGATGGTATGGAGTTGATGTATCTTAAACATAAGATCACAGCAGATGACAAGGCCAGATTTGATAACAAGTCTGAGACTATCATGACAGATGCTGATAGTACCAAATGGGAACGATCAGATAATTATATTAATATCCCTGAACATATAATGGGGATATCTAAAGTATTTGGATTAGCAAGTAATGCTATCCGTAACAACCTATTTGGTATCGAGTATCAGATCTTCTTGAATGACCTGTATGCTTTTGGTTCTCTTGATATGCTTAACTACTTTATGGTTAAGCAGTGGTTAGAAACTATTGACATGGTTCTAAACAATGGAGCATTTGTTGAGTATAGATTTAACCAGAGACAAGATAGATTATATCTTGACATTGATGATTCAATGTTAACAGAAGAATTATATCTTGTTATACAATGCTATAGAGCATTAGAACCAGATACTTTCACACAAGTTTATAATGATCCTTTCGTGAAACAATACTCTACTGCTAAGATAAAGAGACAGTGGGGTCAGAATCTAATCAAGTTTCAAGGTGTTAACCTACCAGGTGGTGTTCAACTTAATGGTAGAGAATTGTTCAATGATGCTAACGAAGAAATCAAGAGACTAATGGAGATGTCTTCCAACACCTATGAACTTCCACCTATGGATATGATAGGATGAAAAGTATATACTTCCCTCAACATGGTGGAGTTGGTACTGAACAAGCTCTTATTCAATCATTGGTTGATGAGCAAATAAAATTATTTGGTACTGATTGCTACTATCTTCCTCGTAAGATGATCAAGGATGTAACCCTTGATGATGTTTTATATTCTGAGTTCAAGACTCAGTATATGATTGAGATGTTCTTGATTAATGTTGAAGGATTTGGATCACCATCAGAATTCATTAGTAAGTTTGGTCTGACAATAACAGATGAGATTACTTTTGTTGTATCAAAAAATAGATGGAGTCAAATATTTCAAGAGTTTGCAGATGTCACAACTGTAGATGGTAGACCTAATGAAGGAGATTTGATCTACTATCCATTAACAAAAGCATTGTATGAGATTAAGTTTGTAGAAAGAGAAGCTCCATTCTATCAGTTGGGTCAGACATACATCTATCAGATGACTGCTGAGATCTACCAGATCGGTGATGATAAGTTTGAGACTGGTATTCCTGATGTTGATGTAGTAGAAGAATTATTCTCTACTTCTATCTCCATACAAATGGATACTGGTGGCACAGGAGAATACTCATTAAGTGAAACTGTAACTGGTTCTACCACTGGTGTTACAGGTGAGGTTGCGTATTGGGATCGTTCAACCGATATACTAACCATCATAAATAGAACAGGAAACTTCCTAACTGGTGAGACTCTTACTGGAGGTACAAGTACCACAGCAAGAAGCATCACTACCATCGACAACTTGACGATGGGTGATAGGGCAGCAGCAGACAATAGAGAGATCGAAGACGCTGCTGATGATTTAATCGATTGGGGTGAGGTTAATCCCTTTGGAGAGTTTGGTAATTTTACAACAGGTGACTTCTAATGTTGGGACCACATTTTTATAATGAAGCGATACGTAAATCCGTTATTGGTTTTGGTACGCTTTTTAATAATATAGAAATTCAAAAAAAGGACTCTGCTGGAACTGTTATAGAATCTGAGAAGGTTCCTTTAGCATACGGTCCTAAAAATAAATTCCTTTACAGGTTAGAACAAAGTCCAGACGTAACAAAGAAGGTCGCAATTAAACTTCCACGTTTGTATTTTGAATTAACTAATGTAACATATGATAGTACTAGAAAGACTAGTGCAATCAAAAAGATTAAAGCTGCTATACCTGCTGCTGGTAGTGCAGACAACGCAAAAGCAATTCAAACACAATTTGTTCCAGTACCTTATGACATGTCATTTGAACTTGGTATTATTGCCAAGTCATCTGATGATGCTCTACAGATACTAGAACAGATACTTCCATATTTCCAACCATCATTTAATATCACATTGAATTTCATTCCAGACATGAATGAAAAACGTGACATAGCATGCATTCTAAACAGTGTTGACTATGCAGATGATTGGGATGATAGTTTCTTAGAAAGAAGGAGTATAGTTTGGACTCTACAGTTTACTGTTAAGTCTTACATCTACGGTCCTTACAGTAAGGCAGACGTTATCCGTAAGGCACGTGTCATTGAAACTATTGGTGACAAGAATGTAAGTAAGAGAAATGTTGAGAGGTCTTACACACCTAAGGCTCTAGAAGATAAGAATGCAGATGGTGTAATCGATACAGCAGATGATGATCTGGTAATTTCGACAGACGACTTCGGATTCAATGAAGGGTTTACAGTATTATGAGTAAGTTAGATAAAAATATGGAGGAGATGTTAGACATCGATATCTCCACTACACCTGAAGGTGGATGTACCACTAGGAAGGATCAGACTAAGGATGTCACAGAGGATAGAGAGAAAGACTATGAATATACTAGAGGACAACTCTACAATCTCATAGATAAGGGTCAGGAGGCAATACAAGGAGCATTAGAGGTTGCACAGGAGTCAGGGCATCCAAGAGCATTTGAGGTCGCTACGAACGCTATGAAGCAGGTAGCAGACATGACTGATAAACTTATGGATCTCCAGAAGAAGGTTGCTGATCTAGATGAAGAGAAGAAAGGTCCAACTAAAGTAACTAACAATGCAATGTTCGTAGGAAGCACTGCTGAGTTACAAAAGATGCTTAAACAGATGAACAATGGTAAACGGTAACTGTTAGCATTGCACAACATTTAAAAATATATTATAATATAGTATGGATGCATTGAAACATATGAGACTCAATGAAGGAGACGTATACCGTCTCACAAAAGCCTGCGAATTGTATCAGGAACAAACTGGTTCAGAATACATGTGGGATGAATACCAAAAACTTATCGACAAAGTTAACAGACTTTGTGATCAGGGGTATTGTGCTTTCTCAGAAAGCGGCCCATGACTGAGGAAACAATTAAAGCAATCTGTTATACAAAGGAAGAAGTTGATGCAATGATTGCTGCTGCTGTTGCAGAAGCACGTGCTATTGATGAAGAATCTATGCGTAAGCATAACAGAGATGCAACGATCATTAGTATGATCTTAGGGTTCACATGTCTTGCATTATTTTTAGATGGATTACTTCGTATACTTGGTATCATTCCACCATTCATGGATCTTGATGTTAATATCATCGATGATATTGCGGAAAAGACTAAGGTCATTATCGAAAATGACATGATAAAATCTGGTATAACTAAAATACAACGTTGGTAAATTAAATGCTTTCAACACAATATCGTTTACGATTAGAAGCAATTTGTAAGGACATTGCTTCGGGTACTGATGTAACAATACAGGATATGATCTGGGCAGAGAAACTAGGTAAGGCAAATACTGCTGCCAGAGGTATGCTAAAGACTGCTAGAAGGATGGCAACAAATCCTAACGAGTCTTTTCTGAATGAGTTGAATATTGGAGACCCCGATCCAACTCATCATAAAAGGGGTTTCGGTTCTCCAGATGAAGTTGT